ATGGGAGATGACCTTACCGTTGTAAATGCAGCAAGAGTTTCTTTTGCAAATCACAAAGAAGTGTTTCAAGCAGGAGATATAAATCTTATAAAATATCTTGCAAAGCATAACCATTGGACACCCTTTGCTCACCCTCAGATTACTCTTCGTATCAAAGCACCAATTCCTATTCGTGTTCAATTCTTTAAACACAAACAAGGATTTGTAGAGAATGAAATTAGTCGCCGTTATGTTTCATTTAAACCAGATTTTTATTATCCACAATGGAGAGGTAAACCAGAAGGAAATGCAAAGCAAGGAAGTGAAGATTTTATAGAACTTAGTAATAGATTACAAACAGAGTATAAAGTAATATTACACAATGCACTAGAAACATATAATTCTCTTATAGAAGAAGGTGTTGCACCAGAGCAAGCACGATTTGTTCTTCCACAAGCAATGTACACAGAATGGTATTGGACGGGTTCCCTTGCAGCATATGCAAGATTTTATAAACAACGAATTGATCCCAACGCTCAATGGGAAGTTCAGAAGTATGCAGAAGCAGTTGGAGAAATTATTGAACCTTTGTTCTTAGTTTCTTGGAAACACTTAATAAGTTAACCTAAATAAATTCATGACCCCTTATTGATTTACATAATTTCGGAGAGATATATGTCATTACCAACCCCTTATCAAGATTTTATTCATCTTAGTCGATATTCTCGTTGGTTAGAAAAAGGAAGAAGAGAGACTTGGGAAGAAACTGTCTCTCGTTACTTTGATTTCTTTATTGAACACCTCAAAGAAAATTTAAATTATAAAATAACGAAAAAAGACAGGGAAGAATTTGAACAGGCTGTTATTAATTTAGATGTAATGCCTTCTATGCGAGCATTGATGACTGCGGGTGAAGCACTCAAGCGTGACAATGTTGCAGGATATAATTGTGCATATGTAAATTCTGGTAGAGTTCGTTCATTTGATGAAATTCTTTATATCCTTATGTGTGGAACAGGAATAGGTTTTAGTGTTGAAAGAGGCTTCCTACATAAACTTCCAACAATATCAGAGGAGTTTGAGGAAAGCGATACCACAATTGTTGTCCAAGATAGTAAATTGGGTTGGGCAAAGTCCTACAAAGAACTCACATCATTACTTATTGGTGGTCAAGTTCCACAATGGGATTTATCAAAAGTTCGTCCTGCGGGAGAACGACTTAAAACTTTTGGTGGTCGTTCGTCTGGGCCAGATCCTTTAGATGATTTATTTAGATTTACAGTAGCAACATATAAAAATGCTTCTGGGAGAAAACTCACTTCGATTGAATGTCATGATGTCATTTGCAAAATTGCTGAAGTTGTAGTTGTTGGAGGAGTACGAAGAAGTGCCCTCATCAGTTTATCCTCACTTACCGATGAAAGGATGAGAGAAGCAAAAACAGGACAGTGGTGGTATGATAATCCTCAAAGAGCATTGGCAAATAATTCTGTCGCATATAAAAACAAACCAGAGATTGGAACATTCATGGATGAATGGGTATCTCTTTATAAATCAAAATCTGGAGAGAGAGGGATATTTAATAGGGCAGCAGCCAAGGAGACTGTGGAAAGATTAGGTGACAGGAGAGATCCTAATTATGATTTTGGTACAAATCCCTGTAGTGAGATTCTTTTACGAGACAGAGAATTTTGTAACTTATCTGAAGTTGTTATTCGTAAAGAAGATACCCTTAAAACTTTAAAAGAAAAGGTTCGTATTGCTACCATTATTGGAACATGGCAATCTACATTAACTAATTTCCGATATCTCTCTAGTGAGTGGAAAAAGAATTGTGAAGAAGAGAGATTGCTTGGTGTATCGTTGACTGGAATTATGGACAATGATTTAACAAATGGTAAAGAAGGAGAAGAGAAACTTATTTCTGCACTTGAAGAACTAAGACAAGTTGCAGTTGACACAAATAAAGAATGGGCAAGTAAGTTTAAGATAAATCAGTCTGCTGCTATTACCTGTGTCAAACCATCTGGTACTGTAAGTCAATTGGTAAATGCTGCATCGGGTATTCATCCCCGTCATTCTGACTACTATATTCGTACAGTTCGTGCAGATGTAAAAGATCCATTATGTCAGTTCATGATCGATAAGGGATTTCCTCATGAACCATGTATAATAAAGCCAGATCATACGATAGTGTTTTCTTTTCCCATCAGATCCCCCCAGGCTTCGATCTCACGCGATGAAATGACCGCAATTGAACAACTGGAGCATTGGGGTGTATATCAAAAGTTTTGGTGTGAACACAAGCCTAGCATCACTATAACCGTTAGGGAAGAAGAATGGATGGATGTTGGAGCGTGGGTTTATAAGCATTTTGATGATATAAGTGGTGTCTCATTTCTTCCATATAGTGATCATATCTATAAACAACCACCATATCAGGAATGTACGAAAAAGGAATATAAGAAACTTCTAAGGAAGATGCCAAAAGATATAAACTGGAAAGGCTTGAGTGATTATGAAGAAACTGATAATACTGCTGGGGCTCAAAGTTATGCTTGTAGCGGAAGTTCATGTGAAGTTGTAGATCTCGTAGCCAGTTGAAGTTAAATTATAAATAATATGTTAGAAGGAGAATATCATAATGATTAATGTCACTGGTTTAATAATTTCAGTAGCGATTATGATTGCATCTCAGGGTGTAAATACTTTACATCATGAAGAAGACACAACTGATCATCATCACGTTTATTACATTGGTGATCTAGTCCATCCTGTTCCATATTTTGATAATTCACCGTCTTTAGATATGGATAGAGCATTGCAACCTGCTGCTGCGGGAAGCATATACACCCCTAACAATAGAGTGGTTGATGCACAAAAAGGTATTGACGAATTGATCTTTCTCCTAGAAGATTTTACAGATTATGAATATCGAATCATACGGTATGGAAGAAACCATATTATAGTAAAAAGACAAGGATGGTAATTAACCGTCCAAAAATGGGGTTTTTAACCTAAAAAAAACTCATTTTTTTTAAAGTATTTTTTCAAATAGACCTATTTTGGGGGTTGACTAAACCCCAAAAGTGCTATATACTATACATCTCATTATGAGGAACTGGGGCAAGTTGCCCCAATTTCTTTTAGGTGAGGAAACTTAGGTCTTAGATTAAAAGGAGCCAATCATGGCAAATAATGACAGTGGAGTTTGTTCAGCGTCCGACGATTTTTTGAGTACTTTTCTAGGTAGGGTCGGGATAACTCGTTCTCTTCTCTGGACTCTTACTCTTATTCCATTTGCTTGGAATGGTGTCGTTTGGGTTGGCCAGTCTTTCGAAGCCCTCTGGGATCTCGTGACACAGGTTGTTGAATAATTCAACTCTTAATTAATTAATGGACCTTTTGAATAGGAAGGTATACAAATACCTTCTTATTCTTTATAAGGTTTAAATTCAAATTCTAAGGAGTCAAATTATGACTAGAAGAAAATGGACAATTTATGGAGCAATCGCTACTATTCTTACTCTTGCTGCCCTTGCAAAACCAGCAATTGCAACAGATGAAGATTCGTGGATGATGCTTGGGGGTTCTGATGGCCCTGTTACAGTGAATGTACATGGATTTTCATCAATCCGTTATTCTTATAATGATGGAGGAGATGTTGCTTCTACTCGCGGAGTAGATGACCCAAATACTAGGTTATCCTTGAGTGGTAGCATTTCTGATTATTTTGAGTATCGCGTAAGTGGTGAATGGACTAATGGTACTGATTTTGATCTAGTAGATGCTTGGGGTTCTGGCCGCATTGCGGGTACAGATATTAGATTTGGTCAATTTCGTACTGCATTTTTAAAGGAATGGGATGTATATCAGGCAGATACTCTTGGTGCTGACCGTTCCATTGTTTCTTATACTTTTGGTCAAGGACGATCACAGGGTGTTGAACTAGGTACAGAACTTGGACCTCTTCATCTCCATGCTGCATATACTGATGGATTTAATACAGAAAATGGCGGTGGATTTGATAATAGTTCTACTGTATCTGGTCGTGCTGATATTCAATTATCTGATGGTGTAGATTTTGGTGCTGCGGTAGCATACAATGATTTAGACTCTTTTGATTATTGGACTTACACACTAGATGCTGGTTTTGTTTTTCAGGGTTTTGATGTAACTGCTGCTTTTGTCGGCGTTAATGGAGATTCAAATATCCTGCAAGATTGGGCTTCAACTTTTTCTGCTGCATATCAATGCACAGATGATCTACAGGCCTTTGTTCAGTATGAATATGGTGTCCTAAACACTGTCAGCGAAGATCTTAACATAGCAAGTGTTGGTGTCAATTATGATTTCAACGATAATGTTACGTTTACTACTGATGCTGGTTATTCCTTTAACGGAATTGCTGGTGGGTGGGATCTTGCAGATACTGGTTGGGATACAACTTCTGATGGGGGTGAATACCTAATCAGAGGTCAGTTTGTATTAGAATTCTGATTCAAATTTTGTTTGGATCACCTCTTCAGAACACTCTCGATTTAAATCGAGGGTGTTCTTTTTTAAAAAGTAATATAAATAATAAGGGATGATTTATGAATATAGCAGGAATAGATTACAGTCTACGTTCACCAGCAATTTGTATATTTGCAGGAGATCATCATGATACCTTTTGTTTTAACAATTGTGTATTTCATTACCTAACAGATGTAAAAAGGTATGCAAAAACTTATGGTAACAATATCATTGGTCAAGGTTTTGAAGTTTTTGAAGGTGAATCTGCGAGATATGATTGTATTTCAGATTGGGCTATGAGTAAATTATATCCTGTAGATGAAATTGCACTTGAAGGATATTCTTTCGGCTCAAACAGTAAAAGATTATTTCAATTGGCAGAGAACACAGGTCTTTTGAAATATAAAATTTATCAATTAGGTATCCCTCTAACTATAATAACACCAAGTAAAGTCAAAAAGTTTGCTACTAATAAAGGAAATGCAAATAAAAAGAAAATGTATAAATCATTTGCAAAGGAGACTAAGACTGACTTGATGAAAAGGATAACACCGAAGAAAAAGGATGTTAGTAATCCAGTTTCTGATATTGTGGATTCTTATTATATTTGTAAATTGTTATATGAGGAATTAAATACTAGGGAGTCTTGAAC